GTATGGGTCTTGAGAATATGACTAGTCAAGACATGGCTATTCCATTCTTTAATGTGCTACAAAAACTATCACCTCAGTGCGACACGATTGAAGGTGCTAAGGCTGGTATGATTTTCAATACCGTTACAGAACAATCTTACAAAGAGATTACTGTAATTCCTTGCGCATATAAGCGCGAGTTTGTTGAATGGCGTCCACGTGCAAGTGGCGGTGGATTAGTAGGTCAACACACTATTACCAGTGAGGTAGTATCATCTGCCAAAAATATTGACGGCAAATTGACTACAGCATCTGGCAACGTGTTAGTTGAAACAGCTTATCATTTTGTATTATCGGTATCTGATTCAGGTTCAATTGAGCCGGGCTTGATTGTAATGTCAAGCACACAACTGAAGAAGAATCGCCGATGGAACAGCTTGATGAACAACTTAAAAGTCCAAGGTCCTAATGGCATGGTTACTCCTGCAAGGTTTAGTCATATGTATAAGTTGAGCACCATTCAAGAACAGAATGATAAAGGCGCCTGGTATGGTTGGACCATCGATATGGTAGGTCCGGTAACTAACCCTGGTATTTATCAAGCTGCTCGTGACTTTGCCCAACAAGTCTCGTCAGGAACTGTGAAGACCGCAGCACCTGAGCAAGATCACGCAGAAACCGTGCAACACTTTTAACAGAGGGCCAGGGGTTCACAGCCCCTGGTTTATTTATGCTTGTAGAAAATTTTATGGAAATTTTCGAGGGGTTGCCAAGGGCTCATGGTACATACGTAATTAAGGGTAGTCGTCAGGACAATAAGTTAACTGGCAAGGCTACTACGATTCGTGAACCAGTAACTAAAGACCTGTGGTTGCAACACCTTGAAGGTAAACAAGGACTTGGCGTTATTCCAATTAACGATGAGTCAATGTGTAAGTTTGGTGCTATTGACATTGATACATATGATGGCAGCATTGACTTACCTAAAATTAATTCAGCCATTCAAGAACTAAAGGTTCCGTTATTTCCCTGTGCTAGTAAGTCTGGGGGCATTCACTTGTACCTTTTTACTTCTGAGTGGGTTGATGCAGGTACCATGCAGCAAAAATTAAAAGACCTTGCAGCATATATGGGCTTTGGCGGTTGCGAAATATTTCCGAAGCAAACCAAAATCCTCGCGGATCGCGGCGATATCGGTCAATGGATCAACATGCCCTACTTTGGTGAAACACGCTGGTGCCAGGGTATGAAGCCAGAAGCCTTTGTTGAAAAGGTAATGGCAAATCGCTTTACTGCTAAACAATTAGATGACCTAGTCATCAACGTAAAAGCTGGGTTTGAAGATGGACCACCATGCTTGCAGCATCTATCTACCAAGGGTTTTCCGCAAGGCACAAGAAACAACGGACTATTTAATATTGCTGTATACTGTAGGAAGAAGAGTCCGGACAACTGGGAATCTCAGCTCGAAGGTTTTAATATCGACTTGATGGATCCTCCCTTATCTAGTAGTGAGGTGCAAGGTGTTATCAAATCAGCCAAGCGAAAAGAGTATCAGTACACGTGCAGTAAACCTCCTGTCGCACCCTATTGCAATGCTGCTGTTTGCAAGCTTCGTAAGTTTGGTGTCGGGACTTCTACTGATATGCCTGCTGTACATAGTCTTACTAAGTTTAACACTCTTCCTCCCATCTGGTTCCTCGACGTTGATGGCGGCGGTCGGCTAGAATTAGAAACAGACGACTTACATAATCAACGTAGGTTCCAGCGCAAGTGCATGGAACGTTTAAACGTCTTGCCTGGCAAGATGAACGATATTGCTTGGACTAAACTAGTCAATCATCTACTAGAAAACCTTACCATCATTGAAGCACCGCCAGATGCTTCGCCTGTCGGACAACTGTTTGAATATATCGAACGATTCTGTACTGGCAGGGTACAAGCCAAGGTTAAGGAAGAAATTCTACTTGGTAAGCCATGGACTGATGGCGGTAAACACTTTTTTAGGATGGCAGACCTCATGGCGTTCCTAGACCGGCATCATTTCAGGGATTACAAGGTTCATCAGGTTACTTCGATCTTACGTGAGAATGGTGCTGAACATCACTTCTTTAATATCAAGGGAAAAGGGATTAACATTTGGGCGATCAGTGAGTTTGAAAAACATGATGGCAACTTTGATACTCCAGACATTGAAGGTAATGAGGAAGTATTTTGACGTGGACAATTGTATTCGGACCTCCAGGGACTGGCAAGACGACGACTGGTATGCGGTTCATTGAAGAACGTTTAGAGCGCGGTATCCCGCCTAATCGGATTGGGTATATCGCGTTTACTAGAAAGGCCGCCAATGAAGCTAGGACTAGGGCTGCTGAGAAGTTTGGATTTACCGCTGATGACATGCCATACTTTCGGACCATTCATAGTCTTGCCTTTATGCAACTAGGAATAAAACCATCTGGCATGCTACAACGCACTAACTATACTGAGTTAGGCGAAAAACTAGGGATCGAGGTCAGTGGTTCATTTAACAATGAAGACGGTCTGTTACAGGGAATGCCGTTAGGAGATCGCTATTTCTTTTTAGATAACTTAGCAAGGATTACGCGTAAGCCGTTAAAAAAGATCTATGAAGAATCTGGCGATGATGAGATTGATTGGCATGAACTAGACCGGGTTTCACGGACCTTGCAGCAATACAAGAAGATCCATAAACTCTATGACTTTACCGATCTTTTAGAACAGTGGTTAGAGCATGGTCATACGCCAAAACTAGATTCTATCTTTGTCGACGAGGCACAAGACCTGTCTGCATTACAGTGGGACTTTGTTGAAAAATTAACCGTTAATATGGAGGATAAATATGTCGCAGGTGACGACGATCAAGCTATCTATCGATGGGCCGGAGCCGATGTTGAAAGACTTATACATCTACCCGGACGCCGTATTATCCTCGATCAGTCTTATCGGGTGCCTAGGACAGTGCATGCGGTGGCAACTAATCTCCTCACGCGTATCCAGAGTCGAGTGCCCAAACGATTTAAACCGTCAGATATATCAGGTAGTGTTAACTGGCATTTTACACATGATGCCGTCGACCTCAGTAAAGGACAATGGCTCTTACTGGCACGTAACTCCTATCTCACAAGAGAACTTGAAGAAACCTGTTTAAGAGCTGGTTATCCGTTTGAGAGTCTTAAGAAGTCGCCACTACAAAATGATTCATTAAAGGCAATCATCGCTTGGACTAACTTATGCAAGGGCTTGCGAGTTAATGGTGACGCATTAAAGCTAATTTACCGGTTCATGGGTCTTCGTAAGCGCACGGATAAAGAACGGACATATTCACTAGCTGACGTGAAACTAGAACCTGGGATCTGGCACCAGCGATTGACCCACATCTCGGCTGCCGAACGCGAGTATTACATTGCTGCCCGCCGGCAAGGTGAAAGTTTAACTGCAGATCCACGAATCAAGATTAATACCATTCACGCCGTTAAAGGTGGTGAAGCCGATAACGTCTTAATCCTGACTGACATGGCAGCCAGGTCATACAAGTATATGCAGCAGTACCCAGATGATGAAGCCCGCGTGTTTTACGTGGGTATGACTAGAGCAAAACATAATTTACACCTAATTCAACCACAAACGAATCTTTTTTACGAGATCGGATAACGAGGATTAACCGAGGGAACATCGATGCACACAGTTAATAGCAACACCTATCCTTTTAAGACAACTCCCTACGCACATCAGAGTGAGGCGTGGGGCATATCAAAGGATAAAGATGAGTTTGCTTTGTTTATGGAGATGGGAACTGGCAAGACAAAGGTAGCAATTGATTCGATTTCATATCTTTACGACTCAGGTCGGATACAGTCTGCGCTTATTGTAGCACCCAAGGGGGTTTATATGAATTGGATTATCAAGGAGATACCAACCCACCTACCTGACCATGTAAGATACCAAATCGCCTCATGGCACGCCGCACCTAGAAAGGCCGAACAAGAAGCATTAGATAATATTCTCAAACAGTCTGATGACCTGCGTATCCTTGTCATGAACGTCGAAGCCTTTAGCACGGACCGCGGTACAAAGTTTGCAAAACTATTCTTAGATGTCGGCGGCAGATCAATCATGGTTGTCGATGAATCAACTACGATTAAGAATCCAGGGGCACAGCGAACTAAGAATGTAATCAAGGTAGGAACATATGCAAAGTATCGACGCATCCTTACTGGCGAACCCGTGACCCGTAGTCCATTAGACATCTACAGTCAAGCCCAGTTCTTGAACCCGCATCTACTAGGCTTTAGCAGTTACTATACGTTTAGAAACCGGTATGCGATTATGATCGATATCAAGGCAGGTAATCGCAGCTTTAAAAAGATTACAGGGTTTCGTAAGTTAGACGAACTAACTAAATCCTTACAAAGCTTTAGTTACCGCGTTAAAAAGGCTGACTGTCTAGACTTACCAGCAAAGATCTATCAATACCGGTATGTTGAATTAACTAAGGAACAAAAGCAACTGTATAAGCAAGTGGCCGATATTGCGGTAGCCACACTCAAGGGCAAGGTCTTAACCATTGACAATGTACTAACCCAGATCCTTCGGCTGCATCAGATTACCTGCGGACATTTTAAGAGCGATGACGGTGAGATCATCAAGGTACCTAACAATCGTTTAACTGAACTAGTAGATGTATTAGATGAGGCCAGTGACAAAGTAATCATTTGGGCTACGTATGTAGAAGATATCAAGACCATTCAAGCAAAGTTAACCGAGATCTATGGGCCACAGTCCGTGGTTACTTATTACGGTAGTACTAGTACAGATGATAGGTCTGATGCTGTTAAACGTTTCCAAGAGGATCCTAGTGTAAGATACTTTATAGGTAACCCGTCAACGGGAGGCTACGGTATTACCTTGACCGCAGCAACGACCGTGGTCTACTATTCAAATAGTTATAATCTCGAACATCGATTACAGTCTGAGGATCGTGCACACCGGATTGGCCAAACTAAGTCAGTAAACTACGTTGACCTTACAGTGACGGGCACAATTGATGAAAAGATTATCAAGGCCTTGAGGGAGAAAAAGAATATCGCCGCTCAAGTCCTTGGTGAAGATATTACCTCTTGGCTTTCCTAGCTTCAGATAAAGCAATTGCAACTGCTTGCTTTTGACTTTTAACAACAGGACCGCCTTTGCCTGAATGTAATGTACCGCCTTTAAATTCACGCATAACTTTTGCTACTTTCTTTTCGCCTTTAGTCGCCATGATAATCCTTATTTTTTAGCTGTCTTAGCTGAGTCTCTAAAGTCCTTAGCGGTAGGCGCGCCCTTAGTTCCTGGTTTACGCATCTTTTCGCCAGATCCTGCTTTAATTCGTTCACGTTTAGCGTGAATGTTCGCGTATAATCCTGGTTTAGTCGCCATAAAATTTATCCTTCTTGCCTTCTTTATGTGGACCTTTTTTCTCGCGATGCTTCATTGGTTCTGGTTTTTTCTTAGTTGCCATGTGTAGCTCCTGATAAGTAAACAGCACGTTCATCGTTACGGCGACGAGTTAAACCTTTCAGTTCTTTTCCGCCTGCTTTATTGTACAACAAAAACGCATCAGCAGCACCTTCAAAATCTTCACGATTATGTTTGGCGCGAATAGAAGAACGTTGCAAGGTCCCTAGACCAAAGTTAAAACTGATCGAAACGAGTGCATCAAACCGAGACTGAGTAAGACCCACAGGACATAATCGTTCCACTCCAACTTCAAAGCGAGCAATATCTTTCCTAAGTATTTCATTAACTTCCTCCATGGTAAAGGTCTTGTTCCAAGCATCTGGTAAGGTCTTGCCGTCACCAATTAAGTGTCCGACGCCCACGGTCCATAGTCCAATAGCATCTTGATATGGTTTGACTCGCACCCCTTCGTGGTGCTTTAACATCTCTAGGCAGCGATCACTAATTTTCATTTCTTAAATGCTTGGGTACCAAACCAGAAGGCAATGATTGACGCAAAGATCTGCTGCGACTCATCGTCCCATAGTTGATCTAGTGCAATACTAAAGTCAACCCCGGTCTTCCAAGCGTAGATAAATCCAAACACATCTACAAAAACTAACAAGGCAAACATACCAAGGCTAATAATAGACCTTGTGGCAGCTCGCATATTAATGACCCACTGACTTGCTCCCTTACCAATCTCAATGTCATGGGCATATAAGGCCTGTCGTTCTTGGACCTGGGTTTCCATGGCAATTTGATCAGTCCGAATCTCTTCAACCCGAGCTTGGGCTGCGAACCCGGCTTCCATCAATTTAAGTTCACGTTCCATTTGCATGGCTGCAAGTTCTAATTCATGCTTCTTATCTGACTTATCTTGAAAGAAATCTAGGAACTTTGGAAGTCCACCCATCAAAAATGAAAGCAAGGTTGAGATTAACGTAAGCATTAAGACCTCCA